GCTGTTCCAACTGTACTGCATAGTCCGCCGCTCGCGCCGCCAAATCAGTTCCAGCTTGCACGAAATAAACCCGATGATACTGATTGCCCAAATGATCGGTGTGCCGCTCTACGACAGACAGTGATCCGTCCGCTTGGGTTGTGTATTCAGTTCCACTGTAAACGATGCTCATATCATTCTCCTTGGGCGTTTTTCATTTCGTAATATTTGGTCGTGTAGGCATCAATCCGCGACGCCAACTCATTCATCTGATTCGCAGTCAGATTAAAGGCGTTACGGATTTGCGCGACTGTAATATAACCTTCGTTCAGCAACATCTTGATGAGGGCGGCCAATCGCCAAACTTCTAACTTTTCTGCTCCGCGAAACCGCTCACGAAACCGCGCCGCGAATTGTACCCATGTCGCATGACTTAAATTCATGTCATTCTCCTTCCGCTGATTTAAGTTCAGCCCATTTACCAGCCCATGTCAAAAGTTTATCGGCAAATACACTGAACTGTCCGGCAGTCATGCCAAACGCCGTGCGCAACTGCAATGCGGTAAAATCACCCGCGTCATAATGAGCCTTGAGCATGGCTGCTATCCGCCAGACTTCTTCACGCGATGCCGACTTAAACCGCTCACGAAGACGCTGAACCAGTTGCGCTTTGGTGGCGTGTCGCAAATTCAGCGCCATACTTTATTTCCTCAAGTTATTTACAGCGGTTTCAATCGCCAGATTTAACAGCGCATTTCCAATCGCCAATCCTAGCGTCCGAGCCTCTTGAATGACCCAGGCCCGCTTCTCATCACCAGTCATCGGTTCTCTATCGGCGTCATTTACCAGTTCTCTAATCTGCTCGTAATTCAACGCGCCGATCAACGCTTTGAGAAGGGTTTGCAACGCCGCCAAGAGAAAAGGTTTCATTACAATCTCCATAGGGCGAGCCATTACTGGCTCGCCACACCTTCATTATTCCACAACAGGCTCAACAGGAGGCTCAGGGACAACATCAGGAACGATGTCGTCCAGCACTTGCGTTTGAACACGCAGAGCATCAATCGCATCAGCAGCTTCTACTGGCACATCAACATCAACCAATGCCGCTTCCAGCGCAGCAATTTTAGCCAGGATTTCCTCTTGCGCTTTCGTGAGTTGCGCCGATACGCCCGCAATGGCGGTGGTCAGTTCAGACAGTTTCATCGGTAATTCTCCATAGGTGTAATACACATTCAAAGTGTTAACAAACATACGCATCACCGTTGCGGTGATTACTGCACAGACTGTGCCCGATTGGCACGCTTGGCGTTCATCGTTAAATCCGCAAACGCCTGATTCATGATGTCAGGACACTCATCATGACTTCCCGCAAGACACGGCCCGCTCCAACCCAGCACAGCATAGCCACCCGATAACTGCGACACGGCTATGACCAGATTACCGATCCAGGCATACGACACAGACTGACAGCTGTCCGGGACGCACAACTCGCCCGGCGCAACCGGGTCAGTGACCACAGGAGGAGCCACAACATCAAAACAACCAGGAATACAGCCGCCGCCGCCAAACTGTGGGCCGTCGCAGGCATTAAAGACCTGGCCTTCCGGGCAAGATTGCGCGAAAGCAGACGCCGAAAACAGAACTAACAGACTCAGTAGTAAAACGCGCACTTCATTTCTCCATATTCAACAAAATCAATTATCGTCATTCCACCCCACCGATCCTTTGTTAGTATCGATGCTGTGTTTAAACTCAGACTCGGACGGCACTGGGTCGCGCATCCAGGCATCAGAAGCGCGGCGGCGAGGAGTAGCATCATCAAACGCCATTGGCGGGATATTGGGAGCTTCGGCAGACTCGGACTTCCCCGTAAGTTCAATCGGCGGTAATGGCGTCGGCGTCCCGGTAGACTGATTAAGATCGGTAGACCGCTCACGCACATTCTCCCGGAAAATGAAGGCCACCACGGCAGCAACAGCTAGAATCGCATTAATAATAACTTCACGAAACTCCGGCTCGATCTTAATGCCCACCAAACCGGCCAGGGCGAAAATCGCCAACCAGGTTGAGCGTTCTTTGAGTCGATTCAGGAACCAGTTCATTCCACGCCCACCTGTTCTTGCAACAAAGCGATCACTTCTTGCAAAGCCGTGATTTGCTCTCTTGCGATCAACGCATCGGATTTGTCGTTTCCACAATGAGGGCAATAGCGCTTTTCAGTCTTTTTCGGAGCGGCGTGATAATCCGCCACCGTCCACCAACCTTTGCAGTCATCGCACTGGAAGTGAGTCAGAATCTCTGTGGAGTAGTTCATAACAACTCCGAATCCAAACAGCCCACCGCATCGACTGCAATCTCCAAGCAACGGTACACAATAGCATCCATTACCAGATTACTCGCTAATGCCTCACGGCCCGTATCCATATCTTCCATACACAAGTAGAAAGGCTCCGCACGCGGCACCGGCTCTAAAAACCACACATTGACTTTCGGTTTAAAATAACTCATTTTGGAATCCGCGCCTTTCACCTACGCCGCCCGTTCCAACCCCGTTTTGTACAAGACCGTCGCGCCGGTCATCAGCATCACGATACCGCGCTTGGTGGAAGGTTCACGCAGGTTGATGTTCATTTTGTCAAATGCTTAACCGCCCACATGACTGCTTCTTCCGTTTTGGTCTTAGCGAGTGACAGCTCTCTGGATTGTCCAATACTCTCGATCAAATCATGCAGTTCAAGACCTTTGTCCTTAATCGACTGCATCATCTGCTTCTCATCGTCAGACAACACGCGATATTCATGACGCATCACGTTATTGATCACTCGGTCATCTCCGGTACTGGTCACAAAAGTAGTCATTAGCTTCTCCTACTGATCATCAGGTTACGGCGCAATGTGATATTGCGCCCGATTTGCGCGTTGCGCCGTGATGTACAAATCTTGAAAGGCTTGGTTGTAAATGTCAGGACACAAGCTCAGATTGTCCAATTGACACGGCCCGGCCCAGCCTAAAACACTATAGCCATTCGCCAGCGTACTCGTTGCCAAGGCAAAGAGTCCAAACTGCGTATACTGCACCGGCTTGCAGTCGAGAATACACAGTTCCGCAGGTCCAATAGGATCAGGCGATTCCGGCACACAACCGCCAGGGCCAAATCCTTGATTGCAGGCCAGTGAAATCGACGGTAGGGATACGGCGGCAGCTAACAACAATGAACGAATGAACATAAGATTCTCCAAATAGAATTAACGAAACTCACTTTTACAACTCACACCCGCGCTTTCAATCCGCTCAACCATTGTATCCATCCTGACCAGATCGCACAGACTGTTCGTGGCTCTCAATGAAAGGGTCGGGCGGCAATCCAGTACGGCGCACCCGATGAGCATCCTCGCCATCAAAAACAGGAAGATCAGAATCAACAGGGTTCGGCTGACTCGCTGAATCAGCATCGCGCCTCGCGGGAGATTCGGAACGTCCCTGCAATTCAATCGGCGGGAGTGCAGACGCAGGACGAGAGGCTTGATCCAGATCAGTCGAACGTTCACGGATATTCTCCCGAAAGACAAACGCCACGACGGCAGCCACGCCCAGAATGGCGTTGATAATCAACTCGCGCAACTCCGGCTCCAGTTTGATGCCTACCAAGCCCGCTAAGGTAAAAATCGCCAGCCAGGTAGTGCGTTCTTTGAGGCGATTCAGGAGCCAGTTCATTCAACCCTTTCCTCTCGGCGTTGACTCGGCAAACGGACGCTTGCAGTATAATCAATGGAAGCAGTGTAACTACCAAAAAAACGAACATTGTGGTTCCCACTCACGGCATACCCGGAAGCTATGGATTGAGGCCGGGCCACTTCAATATCCGCAATAAACGGCTCGCGCAGATTGATGTTCATACTGCACACCTTTCAATGACACCGCGATTGACGCGCACATCAACACGACAACGAGGCTCCTCTCGGCGCTGACTCGGTAAACGGACGCCGCCCAAGTAACTACCAAAACCACGAATGCGGTTCTCCCTCACCGCCTTCTCAGCCGCTATGATATTCGGCGCATCGACTTCAATATCAGCGATGAGTCGATAGCGATAAGTGGTCATTCGCCCTCCCACTCCGTACCCGTGCGGATCGCATGGACAATGCGCGGCCCGCGCAACTTCACCTGCCGATACCAGCGCGATTGCATCAACTGATCAGCGGCTTTCTCCCAATCGCCGGACTTCGCCGCATGAAGAAAGCGTTTGAAATCGGCCAGCTTGTACCCGAGGTTAAACACTAAGTTCAAAAAACTAAGTTGCCGCACTTCATCCAAGGAGCGCCACGAAGGGAAAATATTACTGAGTCGCCGTTCTGCAATCGCAATATCCTGATCCAACAACGCCATCGCTTGATCCCGCGTGATGGTTCTGAAACTCTCATTCCGCAAGATTAAATGCCCGACGCCAATAGTCAAATACCCCAGCGTGTCACGATAGGGCGTCAAGCGCAGTCCTTCATCACGGATGAGCTCAGCACGGAGGGCGGCGAGGTCATAACTCATCCGGCACACTCCACTGGTTTCTTAGCGGGGCCATCCGCTCTGATTGCCGATACTGCTCACATAAGGCAGGAAACTCCGATTGCTGTAACTCGCAATAGAAAATATCCGGGTCATCATCGCGGAAGGCGGCGCAGGTTTGACACGCCAGCGCGTTGCTTTCGGTGGTTTTTTGGAACGTGCCTAGCATTGCCGACACAACCGATAGGGGAATGCAGGAGTGTACACCACAATCGGCTGCGTTTTGCAACTATTAGCAGGTCTAGTTTTTGCCCTCCGGTCGGTACGCACGAGCCAGCAGTTGCCAGGCGTAATATCGGGCGTTGCAGTGTGTGCAGATCACCCGATGGCCGGGCTTGGCGTCATCGGGAATGCGGATATGGGCGTGGCAACCCGTACAAGTGGTGATACGCGGGCCGACGGGCGTCATGGGCGCTCCTTTTCCGCTTCGCGGTAGGCATGGAGGGCATCGGCCAGCGATTGTATGGCACTGATGCTAATCAGCGCCTCCGTGCCGCCATAGTCGGTTTCCGGCCAGAAGCTCCAATCCAGATCTTCGGCGGCACAGAACACATCGTACAGCAGCGCATCAGCCTCCATGGTTCGTGACTGCACATCAAGATCAGCAGCGATGCTGTCTACGGCCTCAGAAAGCGCCATAAGCGGCGCGGACGGAACCGGGATAAAGCAACGGGCCACCACATTCTCAACAGCGCCTAAAAACGCCTCTTTATCGGTCACAGGCCACTACTCCCAAAACCGCCCGCGTCCCGTTCCGTTTCATTCAGCGCATCGACTTCAACGGGGTCTAGCAGCGAGACGGGCTGAATGATCAGTTGCGCGATTTTGTCGCCGCGACGGATTCCGTAGCTTTGATCTTTGCTGGCATTCGTGACCAGCACTTTCACCGGACCCCGATAGCCCGCGTCAATCACCCCGGCGTCTACGCTAATGCCATGTTTCGCGGCCAGCCCGGACCGCGGCCAGATCAATCCGACATAGCCGGGCGGAATGGCGACACTCAGGCCGGTGTTCACCAGGGCGCGATTCCCGGCCCGCACGATCCGGTATTCATCGGCA